GGTAAAAGGTATTAGGTATGGATAAATAAATGGTTCATTACCTTCTGGTAACCAATTGTTCATCATCATATAAACATAAGGGGACATCAACAATTCCTCAATGATTACCGCATCGTTTTGTTGAACGAATCCTGAATCCACTGTAACCATTTCTTGTGCGTCACCATAGAATGTTTGTTCGCCTTGGTCGTATGATTGTCTATTCCACCATTGAACATTTAATGATTTTTGTGATGAATAAGTTTTCTTATTCACATTATATCTCTTTGAGTATTTCTTTGTAAAAGTATATGTATCCCAAATACCTTGTCTGTTTAAAAATAAGAATGATACAGGGTCATTAAAACATTCTTCCCCAACCATTTTATACTGAACAATTTCAGATGAACCATAGACATCATAATCATACCCTGTTCTTGAGTTGGATAAGAATATTGCAACATCTGAATCTGTTCTCACAGTTGGATTTGGTTTGAAGATACCATAAGCAATTCTTTGTTGCAAATAAGAATAAGGTGCTACGGTTTGTGCATTTGCTCTTGGGGTATATTCCACAGGAACAACTTGTAATGCATCATAATTGTATTGACCATTACCTTGTGTCTTTTGTAGATAAGCAATTGCTCCTACTGATGATGTGTTATCATACAATGGATTTCCACCATACATAAATCCAACAATGATTGGACATTTGTAATAGTGTGTTCTAAATCTTGTTTGATAAACATTTGAACCCAATATTGTCATTGGGATTGTCTGTGGTCCAAAGGTTGACATGAATTGTCCTCTCGTTGTTCCAGTTGACATTTGGTAACTATAAACTTCTGTATTCAAATAGTTGTATTGACCATTTAAATTGTTACCTGAATAATAATATTTCTGTGATACTTGTTTGTTCTGTTGAACTCCTGGCCATATCATTACACCATAAGGTTGATTGGATGCATCTGTGATTGATATGTATTGACCTGGTGTGTATCCTGTATATGCTGAATAGTTTGTGGGAATAATAACAACGGTTTCAGATGTTGCTGATGAACATGATGATGAAGTACCTGTTGTGGTGTATTGTACCCCAAATAAACAACGATATTCGTTGATGTGATATATGTTCTCAAATCCTTCATAACCCCCGTTAAATCCGTTTGAAAATGATACTGTTGATGTTCTATCATTTACAATGGTTGCTTGGTTTGTTTGGAGTGTAACGGATGTTGTGTCAGAATCTGCAACTCTCACCAAATATGGATTTGTTTGTGCTGATGAACCTGTTGGAATCATTCCCAAATTTCTTGGGTTGGCTTCAGTTAAGTTATATATGATTGTTTCAATATTGAATATGCAATTACCATATTCATTTGGTGGGACCAACAATCTTGCAACTCTACCAGAATTTTGTGTTGAACCAGAATCATTTAAATAAGGATTCTTATAAATGTCAACAACCAATCTGATGTCTGTATATGCTGAAAAATCATTCATCACAACATTCCAAGTATGGTCCGAGTGAACTGGTGTTGCTTCCAATGGTTGTTGTCTTATGTATAAATTTAAACTCATTTTAATTCTGCTTCTAATGTTTTATCAATGAAATTGTTTATATCCTGTGCTACTGCTTCAAATAATTGGTCTCCAACAGCTCTCATTTCAGGTGGGAGATTATTTGGGAAGTCATCAAAGTAATCCTCAATTGCATCAAGTCCTTTATCATAAATATTAGTTGGTCTTATACCATACTTGAATATGTTTGTTTGGATTCCGAATGCAAGGCTTCTATCTGTGATAAATCTTCCCTTCTTATTTCTACCTTTTATTCCTCTTATCTTTATCCAATTCAATAATGCAGATAATGGAACTCTTCTTACTTCTGGTTTTCTACCACGATTTACATATGGGAAATAATCTGCATAATATAATACAGCATATGGTTCACCATCTGTTCCCACTTCAACAGTTCCTTGAATTGAATCATATAACATTCCTGAAGCAATCTTATCCCCAACACCTCTTGCAGGATTTCCATAAGGGAATTGTCTTGTTTCAATTTGTTTTTTGATGTTACTAACAAACAAATTAATTAGGACCTGTAATGCTTCTTCGGTTAATTCAAACATATTAGATTGTGTTTAATGCAAATCCCCAAATTGGTTGAGTTACTATTGATGTGTTATAGTTTGTTGTTATGTCTGCACTTGTGTATGTTGATTGAAATCCAACATTCAATACATTCTGAATACCTAATGCCATATATTTTTGACCAATTTGTGTTCCAGTTCCTGCAGCATTAAGATACAATCCGAAACTTGTTGCATATGATTGGTTATTTGTTGTAAAGTTTGCAGTACTATATCTTACAGTTGGGTTAACATTAGCATTACTTACATAGAATGCTGCAATATAATATCCACCTCCAGCTCCTGAAAAAGATAATGTTGATGGTAATGATTGTGTTTTAACACCTGTTGAATTTGATATTAAAGTAATACCACTCATTATTAAATCTTTTGGCGCAATACCAATATTTGGAACAAGTTGTGCTGAATATATTGCCATCGTCACAACATCACTTGTTGATGTTAATGTTCCGACATTATATGTTATCGCTGAAAATGAAAAGTTCCCTGTATCATAAAATGGATAATATAATGTTTTTAATTGTGTACCAGCGATGTTTGCTGGTCCTGCTCCTGCAATAAAACCAGGTCCATAATAATCCGCTTTCATAGTATTTAAACTCATTTCAACAATATTTGGTGATTGAATACCTGCAGTTGAAATTCTTGTGTTTGTATTATTACCAAGACCATCTTGGATTTGTTGATAAGTTGATGTTATACCTGTTGTGCTATCCGCAAGTTTTAATAGTCCTTCGTAGGTATCTTTAATTGCTTGTCCTGTTAATGTAGACATATTATTAAGTTTTTGTTTTTATAATTTTATACTGTATCCCAAGTATCATTTTCACTATTCCAATGTTTATCATTTGTATTCCAAATTGCATGTAATGGAAGACCACCACTTGGGGTAATACTTGGTGTTGGTGTAGTTGTCGGAGTTCCTGTTTGTGTAGGTGTTCCTGTTTGTGTAGGAGTTTGAGTTGGTGATTCTGTTAATGTTGGTGTAGTAGTTGGGGTTGTTGTTGGAGTTGGGGTAGGTTGACAGATTCCCAAATAAGTTATTGTACCATTTCCAAGTGATACAAAAGGAGTTCCAAATCTTGCACAAATTTGATATGTTGTTCCTGAAGGTACTGGATAATTGTTAATTATACCATTACAACCTGTCCATCTGAATACTGTTCCAGATGTTACTGCTGATAATAGATAACTTGAACATTCCAAATTAGTTGGAGTAGGTGTAGGTGTTTCAGTATTCGTTGGAGTATTAGTATTAGTAGGGGTAGGAGTATTTGTAGGGGTTTCAGTATTAGTTGGTGTTGGGGTATTTGTTGGCGTTTCTGTATTAGTAGGTGTTGGGGTATTTGTTGGCGTTTCTGTATTAGTAGGTGTAGGAGTATTTGTAGGAGTTTCTGTATTAGTAGGTGTAGGAGTATTAGTAGGTGTTTCAGTATTAGTTGGTGTTGATGTATTTGTTGGAGTTGGTGATGGTTGATTTGTCGGTGTATTTGTAGGAGTAGCAGTTGGTGTTGGAGTTAAGAATGTATCAAACGCAGCATCACATCTGTCTAATGGTGTCATTACTTGAATACTTAATGTTGCAGTCCATCCACCCAATAAGTCATGATACTGTTCCATGAATGGAGTACATACAATTGGATTGTCCAAATAATAATTCTGATTAAAATTACCCAATGAATCTGTCACAGATAATCTGAATTGAGAAATGATATCATCCATTATTTGATTGGTATCACTTAACACATCTGTTTGGTTTTCCAAATCTCTTTCAATAATATCAGCAACAATAACTTGGAATTGATATTCCATATATCCAAACTTTTGTATCGCATCTGCTGGTACGACATACATCAATGGATAAATTGGTGGATTGAAGGTTGTGTTGTCCTCCTTATCTCTCATCTCATTCCAATAAGTAAAATCCCCAACTGAACCAAATCCAAATGAATTTAATTGTTTGTGATAATCTGCCAATAATCTAAAGTCATCATGGAAAGATTTTAAGTTAATCCCCGCATGATAGATTGGTGAACCAGTAAATGTATTGTAAGCTGCAGCACATCTATTAAGTGGGGTCATGGTTTTAATTCTAATTAAACCATTCCAACCATTTAATAGGTCTTGTTCTTTTTCCAAGAATGGAACACAAGTTACTTCATCATCAACCCAAAAGTCATCATAGTAATTCCCCAATCTTGCTGTTACAGATAATCTCCATTGAGAAATAATATCCTGTAAAATTTGTAGAGTATCTGATGTGATGTCTGTCTCATTATTTAAATCTCTTTGAAGAACATCAGCAACGATTGTATTAAAATCCCATGTCTTGTAATGCAAATCATTCTCAACTTTTGATGGAACAACATATAACAAAGGATATATTGGTGGGTTGAATGTTGTGTTTTCTTCTTTGTCTCTTGATTGAGTCCAATAAGATAACTGGTCCGAATTCCCCAATCCATATGAGTTCAATTGTTTGTGAAGATTTGCAAGTTTCTGATATGAATCAGCAATCTTTTTAAAGTTGATTCCCATTTCTGGTAATGAACTTACTGATACTGATGGTGTAATACTTGGAGTAGGAGTATTTGTTGGCGTAATTGATGGTGTGTTTGTATTGGTTGGGGTGTTGGTAGGTGTTTGTGTATTTGTGGGTGTAACAGATGGTGTTGTTGTTTGAGTTGGAGTGGGTGTTGGAGTAACTAATGTATCATACTTTGATGTAAAATAATTGAATACATCAGTAACTTCTTGGTCTGTTAATTTTCTATCATATAAGAATTGTTCTGTGTTATAACATCGTCCACCATCAAACATCAATCCGAATATTGCATCAGTAATATATTGTGGTGGGTTTGGTGATGTCTGACTATCAACTTGATTTCCATCCAATCCAAATTCAACAACTGTTTGACCTGCTGATTCATAAACCCTAATTACAACTGAATGCCATCCTGTTCCACCAGAGATATCATAGTTGTCTTGTATTGTTGTTCCTGAACTATCTGTGTAATATGTTCTCCAATTTTCTTTTGTTGGGTCATTTGGGTTTTCAAATCTCCACCAACTATTAACACCATTTCCTTCTTGATGTGAACGAATAATCTTTGCACCCTGTTGAGTACCAAGATAGTTCATATAACCAAACCATGTGAAATCTGTTATTCCACTTGTATAAACTCCTGATGGATTTCGTAATGGGGTTACATTGTTATATGTTGCACCTGATGTTCCACCATTTGGAACTGTTACAAATTGATATTGTGGTGCATTAGATGTGTCTCCTGTAAAATAAACAGCATTAGCCAAATCAGTTGAACCTGTTAAGAATAGATTGAGATATAAATTCTGATTTGCGGTGTCAGTAAAATCTAACCACCATAATAAATTTGAAATACTTAATGGGTTCATCTATTGGTTTCTTTTGTTAATCTTTCTTTTTCTTGCTGGATGTCAAACAAGTACGAAAGATGATTAAGGCACTGATAAAGGGGTAAAGAAGTAACATTGTCAATAAGCCATACTTTCTCCTCACAGAGCGAGCTGATACAGTGATACCATCCCCAATGAGCATTGAAAGAATTCTTAACTTCAGAATCTTCCACATCAACTTGCTCTGGGAATAAAGTTTGATAATCTCTTCTGACCCTTTTGCTAAATTCAATAAAAAAAAAAGCGCTCCATCAATATATTTGATTGGTAAATCTTTGAACGCTTCTATTCTGTTACTGAAATCTGTTTTACCATAGTCCATTCCTTCCTCACAATACAGATATGCTGCAAGTTCATGTAGGTTTGCAATTCTATATGATTCTTCTTTCTTCAGATAAGTATCAATATCAACAAACTGACCAAATGAAATCTTTGTTACATCAACCAATTTATATTTGATTCCTTTGTGTTCAATCTCTCTGAACAACTGTCTTGATTGTTGATTGATAACATTCATGATACTATCCCCAACCTTTTGGATGGTATAAGCATCACACTCCAATACTTCATCTCTTGATAATCCTGTTACTTGTGCAATCATTCTGATATACATTTCCTCTTCTTCCAACAGGTCTTTTAATTTCATTACACTCGCCCACATCTCAATTGTTATCTCTTGAATTTCAAATTTCTTTCCCTTGTGTTCAATGGTTGCTGTTATCATACTCATATATAAATATCTTTATTTTTACTTGTTCATCTTAATAAACGAATACTCCTGTGTTTCTCATAACTTTCATTGTGAGAACATATCTAAGAGCATCTATCAAGTGATTATTTTTATCTTCAGGTTCGTCTAAATTGTTTCCGTTCTTATCATTCTTCCAAACATAACTCATCAATTCATTCTGTAAATTCTTTGAATCACTATGTATAAAAAAATTACTTCTTTTAATTTGGTCTATCCCTGATAGGATGGTATCCTTCTTTACTGGCTTTGCATTAATTCCATTCCTTGATAACTCTGCAATTGCTTGGGGGTTTGCACTATCACAAATAAAATCATCTGTATAATTCAATCCCAAATCTTTTATCTTGTATATAAAGTCGGGGATGGTTACATTTCTTAGATACAATAATTCTTCACAATAGATTGAATCATTGTCCTTATATACTCTTACCAAAGTGGAAGGGTCATTATACCCCCAGTCAATTCCATAACCCAATAGTTTAGAGGATGGTGGTAATTCAGAATAGATTTGTTGATGATTAAATACAACCCTTGTAGGAACACCTTTCTGACCTTCACCAAATACTCTCCATAAATTCTGGTCCCTTGTTTTAAGTTTTTCAATTTCATCAATAAGTGATTGAGATAAGAATGGATTGTCTTTGTAAGTGACAACCGTATAGAATACATCTTCCTGATTTTCTAAATCGTATATCCATGAGTTCCATAGTGATGGGTTTAAATCAATAACAATCCTACCTGATGTTCTTAATGCAAGTTGAATGTATTCATCATATGTAACTTCTGTTGCTTCATTGATAAATAGATAATCTCTTTTCCTTCCTCGTAGTTTGGTTTCATCATCAACTGAAAACCATTCAATAATGTTTGAACCAAGTTCATAGTATCCATCTACGGAATGCCAGTTGTTGGGGTCATATACTCCAAAGTCAATCAGTATCTGTTTTAAATCACGAAGGACCGAACCTTTGAGTGCTGGTAATGTTTTACGCACAATAGAACATACCTTATTCTCTTCCTGTAATAAAAGATAAACAAAGTATATTAAGATGTTGTATGTCTTACTCGCTCTTGAAGAGCCTTGGAAAACTGATATTCGTTTGTTCTGTGATATCAGGTCCTGAAATACTTTCGTTGTCTTTATTTTGATTGGCATCTAATTCTTTTTGTTTCTTCCATTCCTCATGCAATTTCCATGCATTCTTTGATAACTTCTTCCACATACCTTTTAGGTTTTGGTTTCTTTGTTCCACTTTTTTACGGTGTGCTTTTGCCCCACCTCTTACTTTTGATTTAGCCATACATAATTTGTTTTGATACTTCATAATAGGGGGTGTGTAATTCCGACCCTATCCATTTTCTGTTTAGTTGTTTAGCTATTTTAGTTGTGGTTGCTGAACCCAAGAATGGGTCATAAACAATATCACCTTCATTAGTCCATGTTGTGATGTGTCTTCTTGCAATCTCTTGAGGCATTACAGCGGGGTGTGATTCAGCATCCTTAAACATTTTAGCATCAGCATATCCATTTGAGATGTGCCATACATTATCGTCAATACCATATTCTTTGGTGGTTACTACTCGTTCCTTTTTAATCAATACTCCATCGTGATTTCTGTATCGTCTTGCCTTTCTTGAATCCCCACCTGTCTTGTTCTTCTTTAGTATGGGGTTAAATGTATTTGGTTTACCCTTTGTGAATATAAACATATTCTCCCACACATTTCTGTATCGGTATATTGAAGGGAATGGTGTTCCTGTTTTATACCAAATAAGATGGTCGTGTAATCTTAATCCATTATCCATAAAGAATAATGATTGTCTCATTGAATTACCAGTCCTTGAACCTTTGATTGTTTGGTCTGCCACATTCCACATTATTACTCCACCTGGCTTTAATACTCTAATCATCTCCAACGCAATCTCCTCAAATGGGAATGAGTATCCTGTATCGTTTAATCGTTGATGGTAGGTCTTATCTCCACCATACTTTCTCATCGCATCATAAGGAGGGGATGTTAATATCAAATCCAAATAGTCATCAGGCATTCGTTTCATTGTCTCCAAACAATCTTCGTTGAATATATTATTTTCCACCTCTATGTCCTTTATATAAATTTTTATGGAATACCAATTCTGGATTATCCTTTATGTTGTGATTGTATATCTCCCCAATTAATCTGTTTAACTCTTCTGTTAATTCTTTCTTATCAGTTTTTTTCTTTGGATAGAATGTGAATTCAAATAGAGAGAATGAAAAACCTGTGTATGTGAAAGAATCAGATACCTTCTCGGTCCTCAAAAAGTTTTTTGATAGGATACTATCAGATAAGAATTTTTCAACCGTATGATTCAATTTCTTTTTGAATCTGAATATACTCTTGTTGTGGTCTTCCATCTTTGATTCAAGACAACCTTTTATTTCAATATAACATCCTTTGAGATTTTCCCCATCTGCTGAACCACCTTTGAATTGTATTTCTGGATATTCATCCAACTTGAAAAGTATTTGTCTCATCTTCCTTGTCCTCTATATTGTTTAGGTCGTGGGGTATGTTTATTATAAGATTTCTTTGGACTACCACACTTTCGTTTTCCAAATGTTTGTTTCCTTGAATCACTCTTTGTTGCTTTCGCCATCTTTATTAGTTGTTATGATTTCAATTTGTATTGAAGGTTTATTAATTGATTCTTCATTTGTTGTTATGTCAATCTTTTCTTTCACCTTTCCGTATCCTCTATCTAATAACAGATGAGCAGCTTTCACATCACCTGCATTTGCTTTTCTAACCATTGCATCCAAGATTCTTTGTGCTTGAGTTTTACCTTCTTGTGTACTCCCCAACACTTCTGCAAGTATCTCATCCAGTCTTGGTAACTTCTTTGGAGCACCCTTTGGATTCTTTACTTCACCTTTTTTTATTGGTTTGAGATTATCTTTTGACTTTGGATTGTAATTTGTCTTTGCCATCTCTTTTATTTCATTTTAATTTATAACCTATTTTCCAACTCCTTAACCCTTAATCTTAAGTTGGATAAACATATCTGGTCACAGTAATCTGGTACAACCATTCCGATTTGTTTCATCATAAATTCTTGAACGAATTGTCTTTCTGTTTCTGTTTTATTTATTGAACTGATAAAATCTTTTACTCTTATCAATTGTTCTATTGTGTAGTTTATTGGTTCAGGTTCTGATACTGTTTCAACTACAATTGGTTTAATTCCTTTTGGAACTATTGGTTCTTGTTTTTGTCCTTTACATCCACACCCCATGTTATAATAATTTGTTTCTTCTTTTAAGTAATTCTTTTCTTACTTTGTTTATATCTCTTGATACTGAATTGATTGGAATCGTAGTACGCTTTGAGAGTTTTGTTATTGAACAACCCTCTTCAATATACAGTTCAAATAATCTCATGTAGTACCAGTCAAATGTTTTTAATTGTTCATTAACCCATTCAAGATTAAATTCTGATTCTTTGTATTCAACTTCTGGTATTTCCAATTCACCTATTTCATTGAACTGATACTTTCTATAAGTATAATGATATTTTGAAGATTTTGAATTGTATTGGTTTCTAACTATGCGGGCAAAGAAAAACAGTTTCTCTTTATCAGGTATTGTTTTAACTACTTGATTGTGCAGAAACTGTTCTACGCAAATATGAAGCAGGTCTTCATAATCTTGACCTCTTGTTATCTTTGAACAAATTGTTT